GGTATTTTAGTCAAATTAAAGTAATCTTTATCAAAGGTGATACATAAGTTATCTAAGTCTATTTCTAGCTTTCTGCCGGCTAGTTCAGCTATACCATGGGAGATATTATTGATTTTCATAGGCTTTATAAATGTTTCTATTGCTATTGATTTCATTGTATCCATTCGTTCAAAATATCTATATGCAGAAAAGCCCAAATCTATTTACTTAGCGGTAATTATTCAACGCCATAACTCTATTTTAATCTAGTATTATGTCTGATTTTTAGAATCTGGTTTATTGACTGAAAGACCACTGTATTCACCCTCTTTATCTAATGACTTTAATAACTCAACACTTTCAGTTCCTACAAGCTCCAAAGTTCCATCAGCAGTCATATAATCCATAGAGATAGGATCATCAGAAAGTAAACGATCTGCGTAATCCAAAAGCTCCAGTTCATAGGCTGCTAGTTTATCTAACAAACTATCAAAGTTTTCTGATTTTTTTAGTTGTTGCACACGCTTCAGTTTGTACCGGCTTTCTATGGTATCCCCTGTCTCTGGCTTTTCAAAACCATCACAAATCCTCTTGAAAGTTTCGCTTAGGCTCTTATCTTCGGCATAGTCAGCGACAAGCTGCCCATTGCCTTTATAAGTCAACTCAATCACTGGCTGATGGTACGTTCCTAACATGTACCCCATAAGCGCATGACCTGCTGTTTGGGCTGTCTGATGATCTGCGAAAGAGTGAGTAAATGTAAATGTTTTTGCTTTCTCTGAAATAGTTTTTAGTGTCATTTTGTCTGTCTCCGTTTCTTTGATTAAAAATTCCGCTTCATGCGTTTGTCTGTGATACCGGCCATAGTGAATACATTCCCCTCTGACCTTTTGCCAATCCGACTGACTAGTTTAGGATTGTAGATTTGTGCTAGCTCTTTACCAGTATGATTGGTGTTGATGATTGTTGTTTCTCGCTTGTCAAAGATTTTGAAAAGAAAAGTCTGCACCCAGTTATTAGCTTCTCGTTTTTGAGAAGTCATGGCGCTTTCTGTTCCTAAGTCATCAATGAAAAGATAGTCAACGGAAGTAAGAAGCTTTAGGGCATCTTGCTCTGTAAAATCGCTATGTTTATACTGCCATCCTGACTGTATGCGTGTGACTATCTCAGCAATACTGACAAATAACACGCGCTTAGCATCTTCTTTGCTATTGTAGCCCTCGTTGATTGCTCGAGCAAGGGAGTAGCACAAGTGGCTTTTACCTACTCCTGGCGGGCCAGTAATGATAGTATTTCCTCGCATACCGTCTAAGTATTGTTTGGCTTGTTTTATGGCAAAATCTTTTGCTGCTTTCTCTTTTGGAGTCTCAGCTTTGAAATTCTCAAAAGTGGCATTCAAAATTTCATTTGTCACCGTACTATCTCTTTCAAATACTCGATAGGCTTCGAGATTGGCATTGCGTCGTATAGTAGCTATTAGGTTTTGATTGTCCGATTCCATGAAATCAAGTTCAAAATCCTCTTTGCTGTGGTTTAATGATTCCATTTTTTTACCTCTTAGCCTAGATTTCCACCAAATGGATCAGTAATGTTTACTGTTTTTTGCGCGTGTCCTTTGTCAGTTATATAGCGCTGTTGCTCTTCTTCTTGCCGTGCAATGGTCTTTATACCGTTTTGAGTCCAGTTCTTCAAGATAGTATTGACATAACCAAAGGAGCGTTTACCATTGTCTGCAGCTTTATCAATAGCTAGTTTAATTAAATCTAGTTCTAGCTTATCTTGCGTGTGGTAGTCCATTAGTTGTTGATATTGTACCCCGTCAATAACTCCAATTCTAGATTGATAATATTTAGAGATTTCAGCAGAAGCAGATATTTTTTCTCTATCTCTTTCTTCTGACTCTAACTCTATCTCTTTCTCTATATCTATCTCTTTCTCTATATCTAACTCTATCTCTGTCTTACACGTAGTTAACGTTGTAAGATTTTCGGATAACGTTGTAAGATTGTTCTTCTTTTCTTTCTGTTCTTTACGGTATTGTCGCATATAGGCAGCTTGGTTAGTTTCCTGTTGTACCAAGGCTTTAGCCTGTGCCATCTCTGCATTGCTATCACTATCAACTTGAATAAGTCCGCACTGTGTGAAATAGCTAAGCGTCATCCGTATATCATCTTCTGACACATCAAGTTTTAGGGCTAATTCTTCCGCAAGATCGTTGAAGTATCCCTCATAGTATAAAATGCAGTCGCTTTCTAAGCTTTCAAGCATTAAACGGATATAAATAACCGTCATAGTATAGCCGCCGGCTATGTTTTTAAGCTTTTTAATAAAAATGTTATCAAAAAACTTTTTATCGACTTTTAGCCAAAAATATACTTTCGTTTTAGCCATTATCCACCCCCAAAAATATTAGAATATCGCTCACTCTGTAAAAGACTTTTCTAGTGTCCTCTACTGGTGGCTGATAGCGTCTCAATCCGGCACGCTCCCAGCGCTGCAGCGTCCGGGCTGTGATACCTAGTTCCTCTTTAATCTGTCGGGGTGTCATTAGTCCTAGCTGCCTAGGTGTGGGCTGTTTACTGACTTTTAGAAAATCAGCGACTAACTTTAGAATGCCCTGATTTAAGCTGCTTTCGCTTTCTTTACTCAGACTGAACAATAACTATCACCCCCTATTCAGAAAGGCCTTATAGCTCTCTAAATCGGCATTTAAGAGCACGTTTAGGCGGATTTGTTCTTTTTGTACTTGGTTTTTCAAAGGTTTGACCCCGTCTATCAGTTCTGCCTTACTGGCTGGGATATAGTAGCCACTGTGTGGGATAAGACGCGCTCCAATAATCGGAATCTTGTATCGAGTTATTAAGTGACTGATAATCTCTTGGACGGCTCGCTTTTCGATTTTCAAAATTCTAGCAATCTCAGCGCCTGTAATGGCATTCTCACCCCCAACCTTGATTAGATTGAGAACTCGCTTATAATTCTCTGGCATAGTTGTCTGTGTCATTTCACACCTCGCTTTTATTTTGTTTCAGGTTTTCAATTTCCTTAGCCATTCTGTGGATGGTTTTCTGTTGCTCTTCCAAAATTCCAATGATTCTGCCTATATTGGTATTAGTCCTGACAGCAAACTCACAAACCATACTGTTGAATGATTCATCATTTTTGGACTTTGTTAGGCTCTTTTTCTGCTCTTCTAGCTCTTTCATGTACTCAGAGAAACTGAGAATATTATTGTTAGGTTCGAATTTATCGGCCATTTCTAAAACCCTCCAGCTCATCAGCATCGTCGCACTCCAAAAGCTGACTAGCTATATCATCAAGCTCGGCTATAATCGTTTCAAATACCTCGTATGAAGAGCTTAGATAGCTTGTGGCTAGGTGTGTAAAGGTGAATAAATCTCGGTCTTTTGCAAGAGACAATCCAGCTTGAGCCACTTGATCCATTTTTATTGTCTTTAGGATATTACACAGTTGGCATCCTAAGCTCTGCAGTTCTTCGACAGTAAGTTGTACAGTTTTAGTTTGTTCTGTTTTTTTAGCCATTTTCTTGTTCCTCGCTTTTATAGTGCTTATTTCCCGCATTGTTGGATAAGTGCTTGTTTTTCTTCTTCGCTAACTGTATCAGCTACAAAAAGCACATCTAGTTCTTTAACGTAAAATGCGTTACGATTTAGTTTGTTGTGGTCAAAGATTGAGATTTCCATGTTCTTGTCTCCTTTAGTTGTACTTGCGTCCTGCAAGTTGAATATAAGCCCCATATTCGGGGTTTAGTTCCTCGGTGGTATATTCTACCGCCGGGTGGTTTTCGTCGCTCTGAGGGGCTTTGGTGAGCTCTGAGAGCCTTTTAGATGCCATGGCTTCCAGATTAGGAAAAGCAGCAGCAATACAAAAACGATTGCTTGCCCTGGCGTCATGTCAATTTCTTGGATCATAGCTTTATCCTTTTTGAATTGTTTGGCAGTTAGAGATGCCTGCTCTCTGCGGTAGCATTTTTCAATAGCCTATGTTATAATTTAGCTATAAAATCTTTACTAAAACCCTTTTAATAACAGCTTGCCTGCTTGTTAATTTGTTTTGGTGATAGTGTGAAAGCCTTTCTGATTTGGTCGTCTGTTAAGGCTTTTTTGTTGCTCTCACGCGCCTTGTGGTGCGTTTTCTTTTGGTCTGAATACCATAGACTTGATATCCTGATAGCTCATGTTTAAGCCAATCATTGCGATAGCCATATCTTCTAAAGCTTGGTATCTGACTAGCTCGGTACTGGTTAAGCTGTCAATGCCTGTAAGACCTCCACGCGCTGCCACTAGTTGCTTTTTATTCATGCCGCTAGTGCCTTTTAGCAAAAGGTTTGTAATGGTGCTATGCGGATGCTTTGGTTTTTGTTCCCAGTTCTCAATGCTGTCATGCAAAGCCTTACGCTTGGGCTTTTCTAAAGCACGCTGCAGTTTGAACTTTGCTAGCTCGTCCCGCATTTCAAAGAATGCTTTGACTAGGTTTTCTTTGAAGTTAGCCACTTGCTCTGTATTCTTTAAGAATGTGATCAGTAGGGTTGCTTGTTGCTCGTTCAGTATATAATCTTTAGCTTGTTGTCCACTCGGCAAAGGTCTCATTTTAAATGCGACCTTTCCAAAACGTTCTAAGCGTTCAACGTTCTTTCTGATATGTTCTTGTACTGCGTGGTGCTTCACTCCAGCACATTCAGCGATAATCTCGCTTGTTGTGTACGGCTCTTTCTTGCCGTCCATGTAGACTAGATTCATTGGGTACTCCTTTCTATTAACAGTCTTCTACTAGCCAATTCATAACTACTTGATAGATGCGCTTAGGCGCGTCATAGTCGCCGTTTTCAACCTTAGTATAGGTCTGTGGTTTAATTCCTAAAAGTTCAGCAACCGCCTTTTTTGTTTGCTGTTTTTTTGCACGTTTTACACGTACTTTTTCTGCTAGTTCAAGCGTGATCAGCATTATGTACCCTCCTTTCTACGGCTTTTATTGCCGTTGTTTAATCTAATTATACGACATTAAATTACGTAAGTCAACTAATTTTTGTGTTTTATTGCTCTTTTTATGGCTTTTATTGCCGTTGTAAGTTATAATTTATTTGAAAGGTAATTTTTGCTTATGAATAGAATTAAAGAATTGAGAGAGAAAAAGGGGTTATCGCAAGACAAATTAGCTAAACAAATAGCAGTAAACCTAAGAACATTACAACGCTGGGAAAATGATGAAACAGCTATTCGAAAGAAAAATGCTAAAAAGCTAGCAGACTATTTTGATGTATCAGAAAGTTATTTACTTGGATATTCTGATATTAAGAATCTCAAAGAAATGGAACATCATTTTTTGCCTGAAGAACATATTGAGGCAAATGAAGAAGAACGTCAAAAAATTTATCAGTTAATTGAAGAGGAGAAGTCAGAGTTAGAAAATCTTAACTTAGTTTCTTCTTGTGCTCTAGCTTCATACCACATTAACCAATTATTAGATATCTTATTGGATATACAAGGGGCGTCCTTAGCAAAGTATGAAAATAAAAAATTGAGAAAGAAAGATTTGATAGCAATTAGCGAACTTTCAAAAGAAATCGATGGAAATAAATCTGAGGTGTATAACATGCTTGCACAGGCTTCTGAAATTTTAAAAATGATTTCATTAAAATCATAGAATTTGACAGGAGTAAAATGGGATTGTCACAGAAGAATTTATACTTTTTCTTATCTGCGCGTGATTTCTAAAACTTATACAAGTCAGCCATATCAAACACACTAAAGACAGAAAGGAAACTAAATGACCTATAAACAAGATTATCTGGATGATATTCTGATCCGTATGGCCTACCATTCCAGTGGGATTGAGGGAAACACTATATCTCTTCCCGAAACGGTCAGTATCATCTTAGAAAGCACCTTGCCAGGGAAGCATAAGAGTATCAGAGAGTTCTATGAGATAGAGAACCACAAACAGGCTTTTTCTTTGTTGCTAGATAGCTTGGCTAATAACGCTCCCTTGAATGTAGGGCTAGTGCAAGATTTCCATGCGCTATTGACAGACCGCCTGCAGCACGATAGAGGGCAGTTTAAAACTGTTCAGAATGCCATCATAGGGGCGGAGTTTAAGACGACTTCACCGGAGGAAACGCCTTTTTTGATGGCTCAATGGGCGGACAATACAGCTTATAGACTAGATGCGGCAAAGAGT